ACCTGCTTCATGGCGTTCACAGCGACTTCATACGCTCTTGGGTGCCCTGACTCCTGTGCAACCTCTAACGCCCCGTTGAACGCCTCCTGACCCTTGTCTATGAGGTTGTATAATTGCCCACGGGTATATTCATAATCTTTATCCTGGTGATCCTTCTCTTCTTTTTTGGGAACAGGCTTGGATGGTTGAATTTCTGTCTCATCTTTTTCGACTTCAATATCAAAAATATCTTCCATGTTCTTTTCAAATTCATTCATAGTAGTTCAATGCCCTCACTAAATCCAAAGTCATCTGTACTGATAAGCAGATCGTCGTCAGTAGAATCTATAACACCATCATTGTTTTTATCTTCTAATGCTTTTGGTGTATAGGTAAGAGAAACTGCACGCTTACCTTGATCTGGATCTCCAATAGTTTCGTATACAGTTGCCTTCTTGATGAGACCGCTGTTGCTGTAAGGACCGTATATGTAGGACTTGGCAGTGAAGTTTAAAGACCAAGTAATAAATCTTCTATTTAAAAAGTCTCCATCCCAGTCATCCTCATGGTTTATTCCATTGAGAACAATGGAGATGTCTTTTTTCTCTTTCATATCACTGATCATGTTGACCGTAATATTAAAGTTAGGTTGGAAGTAAGGTAAGATTTGCTCAAGAATCTGTAGTCCATCATCTTGTGCTTTAGTAATAATACCTAATTCAAATTCCATATTGTATGGAATAGGTACATACTGCATCTTAATTTCAGATCCATCAGTATTGATGACAGTCTTATATTTTTGCGTAGGTGCAGTCTTCCTTGCGCTATCATAACTTATACCAGTCATCTCAAAATAGAGACGAGGTACAGTAATTGCTACTTTATTATCAACACTCGGATTCTGCTCCAGACGTGTCAAGAACTTGTTCTTGGGACCATACGCCAGAGGAACTTTCTCCGCTTCAATCACGTCGCCAGTTGACAGATCGTACTTTCTGACTTCAATGTTGTTGAATAGTGTGCCGAAACCAATTACTGTTTTTCTAATCGCTTCGTTATAAAAATGTGGACCTAACATCAGAACTCACCAGTTACTTTACCATATTCACCGAATGGATTCCTCTCGGTAAAGTCGAGAAGATCATCAGCTGTTGTTTCAATATATTTATTGTCGGCGTACTGGACGTTTTCTAAAGATAGATTATCTACATCAATACTAGTCTGTACTGTTCCGCTGGTACCACCAGTGATAGATTCTCCTGGGGTAAAATTACCATTCCTATTAATGAGTTTAAGTTCGTGAGTATCTCTATCCCAGAATGATACTTCTGCAGTAGTTCCTGTCGTGCCACCAGTTACAATCTCACCCAATGAATAATGAGTTGTTGCATCAGTATCCATAGCAAGAGTAATCGAAGGAGCAAAGATCTCTTCAATAACATCAATCTCTTCGATGCCTGTCTCGAACTCGTCATTGCCAAGCTCGTAAATCTCTGCAGTCAATGTATAAATGTAGTTCTGACCTAACTGGTAGAACGGTGCTTCTCTTTCTACAAACTTGATCTCATATAGATCTTCTGTAAGTGGTAGATAGATTAAATCTCCTTCATTTGGTCTACCATCCACAGTAGTGATGTCAGCAAACTCTTGGAATACTTGACTCCATCTGTTCTGTGATACCACCATGGTAATCTCATCAGTGATACGTAGACCAAACTTACTAATGAATTCAGATGGTGATCCAAATCCCTCAACATTGATCAATAGCATTTCGATCATGTATTGAGTTGTAAACTCTGAATACAAGACATCGTTGAGTGCTACATCTTTAATCATCTTCCTTGGAAGATAGTAGACATCACTGCCGAACAATTTGATCTGCTCATCCACTAAACTTTGGATAAGGTTCTGCTCGGTGTTAACACCACCATGTTGCGGGAAGTAGATACTTTTCATCCGATCATATCCATTGGGGGAAGTTCATAGTAGGTTGCACTTTTCTCCATGAGAGCATCAATTTCTTTTTGTGCATCCTCAAACAACTGTCTGCCATTGAGTGATACACCACCAGGCAGTTGTACGTTGTTAAACTTGATTAGGTTCTGTCCCCACTGTCTTTTAATCAAAGATGTAAGATATTGTTTAACAAAACTATCGTTATAAACTTGAGTAAAATCGTCTGGATTTAAATAACGATAACATTCAATCAACAAATAATTGCCTTCAACCATTCTGCTTTTATCAATATCAATGAATAGTCTATCCTGTCTTTGATTAAATCTAAACTGAACTAATGATCCAGTTTGAACAATCATGTCAAGAGTTTCAAAGTATGTCTTAAGCATATAATAATTTGACATATCAAAGTTACCAAAAGCAAATCCTGATGAGAACGAAAAGATGTCCATCAGGAAGTATTGGTTATTCATACCAAAGAGATTGTTTCTCGCAAAGTTAGATGAGATACCCATCACTTTAGAGATGCCAACTACATGTTCTGGAACTTCAATAAAGTTTTTTCTATTCAACCAAGTGGCAGCATCAGGAGCTAGTGTTGATGACGTTTCATCAGCACTATCAAAACGTGTTACATCGTCTGCTGTAATCTCATGCTTGAGATACATATGCTCGACGCCATCAAAATGACGCTCTCTATAATATTGGAAAGCGTCATCAATAAGGTCATCCAGTTGATCATCATCTACATTAATTTCAAGAACTGGATGACCTAAACGTCTTAAACAATACTCCTTAAGTTCTTGTCTACTTGAGGGTTCTGCCATTAGTTACTCCTTATGCCTGTGCTTCGGACCATCTCAAGTTGATCGTAACGTCAACGTCAGATCCATTAGATAGGAATGCGTTGATTGCTAATACGTCAGGTCCATTAGGGAATGCTCCTGTTCCTCCGATTGGAGTGTTGGTGAGTTCCTTAAGACCAGATAGATCAATACCATCACGGTCTCCACTACCACAACCTGCCGTGAACGAGAATACCTGTTCGCCTGGTTGTGCAGTAGAACCAGCAAGTGATGTGAAGGTGAAGGTTGTTTGATTTGTTCCACCTGCGTCGATTCGACTAGAGAATACGATATAAACTAAACCAGGGAATGTACCAGAGTTGAAGATACCAGTAACAGTTTCACCACCACTGAAGTTCTTACCACTTGCGCCAACAGTAGAAACGTTATCACCGATGTTGACACCAGCAACATCATTAGGACTGAAATAATGGTAATTACGATCGCCGTTTTGTCTTGCGTTGGTGGCAGCAATGGAAACTTCTTGAATACCCCAATCAACAGAAGTAGCAATTTGTGCGAATGATGGTTGTCCACCAGCACCCTGGTTGTTCAAACCGTCCCAAGAAACATCAGATGGTACTGTTGGGTAGTTAGATGGGTTGAGAACACCCTCAATAATAACCGTTTGTGTATTCTGTCCACCCTCCACAACGATATCAATGTTCTTCAATAGCAACTGTGCTCTGTTAATCAGTTCTCTTTCGCCAAGATCACCAATGATTGCATTGGATACGCTAGGTGCTAGACGGATAAGGAACAATGTAGACTTGATGACACCTACCTGAACTGTTGGTAGTCTGTATGAGAAAATATATCCGCGATCTTCGTCAAAATTACCATCGGTAAGGAACGCAGAACCCCAGTGATTAATCTGTGGAGTGGCAGTTACACTAGCAAGAATAACCCCAGTATCTTTTGTATGGGATGCAGCACTACCTGCAGTGTAAGACCTTTGAGATCCTGCTGCAAAATTAGATAAAGTTGCTGCTCTAGTTAAACCAGAGAGAGTATTTCCATTTTTGCTGTTGTAACGAATGATCTCGTTATCAATATAAAGAGTTCCGAAAGATGGGAATAAAGATGCATCATCCAAAGTAATATCAGTAGACGTAGGAGACAAAGGAGCTCCAAGTCTTGCGCCAGGACCTTCATTCAGAACTTCATATCTAACTGGTAAGTTGCCAGATCTCATGTACGCCTCTGTATTGAGGTTGTTGTTCTTGAGTCTGTGTAAGAAGATATAGTCTCCTCTTGGACCACGTAGCATCCAGTCAATGAAACCAGCACCATACCAGGAATACTGGAATCCAATCATCTGCATCTTATTAACATTGATCTTATAACCAGACTTGCCGGTTCCGTCACAGCGATCAAGATTCCATTGAGATTGAGGAATTACTATTTCTCTAGTAAATGCTGCTTTAGTATTAGTAACTCCATCAACTCCACGATAGTCAGGATTTACAAACATCGTAGTATTATCTTCAACTGACGTGACAACATGAGTCATGCCTCTGATTACAATTCTATCTCCTGTTTTTAATTGTTCTCTGAATCTAGTATTTGTACCTGTCACTTCATTAGATCCAGATGCAACCGAAAGAGTTCCTGCTAACTGGAATGTAGAAGATCTCAAACCAACTGAATAATTGGTTCCATCATATTGGAAGAAGATCCCATTCTGTTCATCGAAACAACCAGATCTAACAGTAGCACCTTTCCAAGCATACAAACCTACTTGAGGTTGTGTTCCAAATCTTGCATTGGTTTCTTCTAAAATCTGTTGTGCCTCAATTTTGAAAGTATTTTCATTTGTAATTTCTGTAACGGAATAGTGTCCATTATAACCAGACGATACAATACCTTCTAAAACAACTTCTGCTCCTACTTGCAGTCCATGATCAATATCATCTGTAATTACTTCAATCGAGGATCCAATGGATGTTGCTTCTGCAATAACACTTCTGATGTCATAAGAAGGAGCAAAGTTAACACCAGTGGTATACATAATGCCTTTACCAGACTGGTATCTGATATACTTTTTAGATTGACGAATTGCTTGTGCGCCGTGTGCAGGAGATCCTGTACCAATCTGAACACCACCATCAAATGGTCTGTGTGTATAGAAAGTATCAGATCTAGCAGTAATAGTTCCAATCAGAGCAGAACTAATACTAACATTACCAGTTGATCTAGAAGTATATACCAGAGACGTTAAAGATGGAACACTATCGATAAAGAAAGGTCCTGAACATAGAGCATGGTTTGTTCCATTGGAAGTAATTGCTGCTAATATTTGACTTCCGGGAAGCAACCCATGATTTGAAGCAAAGGTTACTTCAATTTTTGCAATAGAACTGAATGAATATGAAGTACTATTAGGAACCGATTGTGTTAAAGGTTCTGATAGAGTAATTGATGGTCTAAAAGTAATAACATCTCCAGATGCTGGAGTACCAACTGCGGATACTTCTGTAATAGATCCGTTTGAGTCAACGCTATCTACAGTAACCGTCATATCATTATCAGGAGAAAGTGCTCCTAAAATACTACCATTAATTAATAGTTCATATCCAATATTATAATTTGTTCCTGGAGAACCAACAACAGGAATATACTCTCCATTATCATTAATTGTTGCCTTGATAGCGGCACCAGTAGCAGCTTGTTGTGCAGTTAGATCATCGTATGATGAATCTCCACTTGCAGGAGCTCCTGATTCAGTAAAAGTTACGATAGATCCATTTGCATCAACTGTTTGAATATTAATAGTTAGATCATGGGTTGGGCTAGTACCACCTAATTGATCACCAGTAATAGTGATAGTTTCTCCAATACTATAATCACTACCGGGATTACCTATGATAGTATTATATGATGGCGTACCTGAACTATTTGATGCTGCTTTTAATTGATTAATAACAAACGTTTGTGTATCGGCAGATGCTCCGCCGGTATCATTAGTGCTAATTGTTATTGTAAATGCTACACCACCGGTTAAACCGTCAACATGAAGAATCTCCGATGTACTTCCAGGAGTTGCCCAGACATCAATATCACCCGCAATTGATTTTGTGTTTATGTCACTAATGAGAGCGTTTCTAACAGCGGTAATCGTATCACCTGACAATGCAGTATAAGCGGATACAAAACCATCAATATCTACAGTAAATACATCACCAGTTTCAATAACTCCTCCAATGGTAATTTCTTCCGATTGACTTTCTATTAAACCGCCACCAATTCTTTCAACATTAAATGATGAATTTTGTCCAGTCCCTCCAGATCCAGTAAGGCCACCGTAAGTTTGATTTGGAGGAATGCCAGTTCCTGTTACATTGAAAGTAAGAATTTCACCACCAGTATCTACAGTTAAAACATTAATTTTTAAATCATTAGCTGGAGATTGTCCATCAAGTTGTGTGCCATATATTACCAGTGATTCTCCAGCAACATACTGCAGACCAACATTAGGATTAGTTGATGTTGCGACTGCAGATCCATTAGCGGTAAATGTGAGAACTTTACCGACAGCATCTACCGTGTCGATAGTAATGAGTAAATCATTGGCAGGAGTAGCACCTCCTAATGCTGTCCCTAAAATAGTTACGGTTTCTGTAGCAGAATAAGAAACTCCATCAGAAGTAAAATCTACATTGTTGTAAGAACTTGTAGCATGATCAATTGTGACATTAAACCTAACCCCGCTACCAAATGTACCTGAATAACTTTCTGGTTCTACATTCTGAAAGAAAGATAATGTAGAGATGGTAGCACTGTACGCCCCAGAAGTTCTGGAAACATTATATTTTGCACCATAACCTTGTCCAAAATTTAATGGAGAGACATTATGAAAATCTTGGCTGAGGTTATTACCAGTTTTATCTGATAAAATATCCCCAGTAAAAAATACTTCGTTATTAGTAATATTAGTTACAAAAAC